CGCGTTTCGCTGCTGATGCCATAGCGAAGATAGAGGCGGCGGTACTGAAGGGCGGTTTGTTCGCGCTTGCAATGCCCCGTGGCAGCGGCAAGACAACACTTGCCGAAGTCGCGTGCATCTGGGCTATCCTCTACGGTCATCATAAATTCGTGGCGCTTGTGGCATCAGCAGCGAAACGCGCAAGGGAGTTATTGGAGTCCATTCAGGTCGAACTAGAGACCAACGAACTGCTTTTGGAGGACTTCCCGGAGGCCGTTTACCCTATCCATTGCCTTGAGCGCATCCACAATCGTGCCAAGGGTCAACTCTACGAAGGCGAGGCGACACGCATAACCTGGACGGCAGACAGGGTGGTGATGCCGACAATCCGGCAGAGCGCGGCAAGCGGGGCAGTCATCCGCGTAGAGGGCATAGATGGCAGCATCCGAGGCATGAAGCACAAGACGGCTGACGGCGCATCTATCCGCCCGTCGCTTGTCGTTGTTGACGATCCCCAAACAGATGAGAGCGCGGGGAGCCCGATCCAGAATGCTTCCAGATTGCGAGTGTTGAACGGCGCCATTCTGAATCTGGCGGGGCCAGGAAAAAAGATAAGCGGTATCATGCCCTGCACGGTCATCAGACCAGATGACATGGCAGACCAGATACTTGACCAGAGCAAATTCCCCGCGTGGCAAGGAGAGCGCACCAAGGCGGTGTATGCGTGGCCTGTGAACGAGTCCCTGTGGAACCAATACGGCGAACTGTACCGGGCAGGGTTCCTCGAGGGTGGCGACAAAGGCGCGGCAGCATGGGCGTTCTACAAGGCGAACCGCAAGGAAATGGACAAGGGCGCGGAAGTGGCGTGGCCTCAACGCAAGTACGACGATGACATCTCGGCACTTCAGCACTTGATGAACCACAAGTTCACCATTGGCGATGAGGCTTTCTTTGCAGAATTTCAGAATGAACCCGTCAAAGACGAAACCGTTGATGTTCCCATGCTTTCTGTTGATGACATCTGCAAGAAACTGAATGCATTACCGCGCCGCGTTGTTCCGGTGAGGCACGAATACATAACAGCCTTCATAGACGTGCACGATGACCTGCTTTATTACTGTATTGCATCATGGACTGGAGAATTTACCGGGGCGGTCATAGATTACGGAACATATCCCGATCAAAAGATCGCGCGGTTCAGTAAGGCAAGCGCGAAGCGGACAATGCAGACTGCATTCCCCGGGGCGGGCAGGCTGGGGGCAATTCGGCGCGGGCTGGATATTCTGTCCAAAGAAATACTTGAACGGGAGTATCTGCGACAGGACGGCGCGGTAATGCGCATAGAACGTTGCCTGGTGGACGCAGGCCATGAGCCTGATGTTGTCTATGACTTTTGCCGGTCGTCTCCACACGCGGCAATTCTCATGCCGTCCTTGGGCGCAGGCATTGGCGCGAAGAATAAACCGATGTTGGAATACGCACGGAAGCGAGGCGACAAAATGGGCTGGAACTGGTACATACCTGCACCAATTCGCGGGCGGTCGGCGAGATATGTGCGCTTTGATGCCAATCACTGGAAGCGGTTTGTGCATGACCGGCTTGCGGTCGCCATTGGGGATGACGGCTGCTTGACCCTGTGGGGCACATCCACCACCGCACACGGAATGTTTGCGGAACATCTTACGGCTGAATGTCCTATACTTGTTGCGGCGAACGGGCGCACGGTCGGTGAGTGGGGCATGCGCCCTGGGCGTTCAGATAATCACTTTTTAGATAATCTTGTGGGATGTGCTGTTGCCGCTTCGATGCTTGGAGCGGCGTTGCCCGGTGCTACTGGCGCACTCGGAGCGCACAAACGGAAAAGGTATAGGCGATGAAATACGTTGTTTCAAAGAATACTGGTCTGGTTTGCCCGCGTTGTGGTTGCCGTCATATCCCCGTGACTGGCACATACCGTATTGCCAAGGGCGTTACGCGCCGATACCGCGCATGTAGGTATTGCGGGAAGCAGTTTTGCACCCAAGAGACTACAGACTTTACACCCCCTGAAAAACCTTCCAAAAAACGCCCATAACCCCTTGATTTTCCATGTCCGATGTGTTAAAAAGCGGGCATGACTATTTCAGCAGACCAGATTGCGGAAAACGCAACCAGCCCAAAATCGGTAACCTCCGACGGCACTACCGTTGAGCAACACGACCTCACGCAGCAGATTGAGGCGGACAAGTACAGGCGCAAGGCAGCCGCTCTTACAAGCGGAAATCCCTTCAACAAAATGGCGCGAGTCCGCACGATTGCGCGGGGAGCAACGGACTAATGGGGCTGTTCTCCAATATATTCGGCGCAAAGAAACCAACCGTACAACGGGTAATGATGCGCGCATCCTATGATGCAGCCAAGACCCATGACCAGAACCGCAGGCATTGGGCGAACGCAGACTACCTGTCCGCTGACTCCGCAGGCCGTGCTGACATTCGTAAAATTCTACGTTCCCGCAGCCGTTACGAATTTGACAATAACCCTTATGCCCGCGGCATTGCTCACACAATGGCGAACTACGTCATCGGACAGGGGCCACGGTTGCAGGTGTTGACTGAAAACGTAGACGCTAACCGCGAGATAGAAAAACTGTTTTACCGATGGGCGCAGGCCGTCCGCTTTGCGCAAAAGTTGCGGACTTCCAGAATCAGCAAAGCGATAAGCGGTGACGTGCTGCTACAGATAATTTCTAATCCCGCTATTGAAGCGCAGGGACTCCCAGGACTTGACATCAACCTGATTGAAGCGGATTGCCTTGAAACACCGTGGGACTTGATGAATGATACCAGCGTCGTAGACGGCATCCGGCTGGACAAATACGGCAATCCTGTTGAGTACCTCATTGTTGCACATCCGGGCGATAGCAAGTATATACAGAATCAGGATGTGACCGCGCTTCCGGCTGACAGCGTTATCCACCTGTTCACGCCAGACCGCCCAGGACAGCACAGGGGTATTCCTGAACTTGCGGCGGCATTGGAAACCTTTGCGCAACTTCGACGCTATATGCAGGCCGTGTTGAGTGCTGCTGAACGCGCCGCTGAAGTATCAATGTACTTCAAAACAGATTGTCCGCCGGGTGAAGGTGCGCAAATTGCAGACGACGGGACGGAACTTGGCAACCTTCCCGCGATTGAGCCGCGCCGTAACGAGGCGGTATTTCTCCCCGAAGGGTGGGAGCCATTCCAGTTAAAGGCAGAACAGCCGACGGCTGAATTTTCTGCAACTGTCCACCAGTACCTCTCCGAAATCGGGCGCGTGATGCAAATCCCCGCCATGATCGTAACGGGTGACGCGAGCAATCATAACTTCGCATCAGGCCGCCTTGACTATCAGGCATTCCTAAAAATGATAGACGTTGAGCGCACGGACTATGCCATTCACCTCGACCGCATTTTCGACATGTGGGTTGAGTATGGACGCATTGCGGGAATTGCCCCTCTTGCGAATTTGACAGAACGCATACAGCGCCAATGGTATTGGCCTGGCATTGAGCATGTGGACGAATTGAAGGCGGCAAACGCAGCGCGTGTCCGCATTGAATCGGGGCAATCCAGCATAGCAACGGAACAAGCGCGATCCGGCTACGATTGGGAAGAGCAGCAAATCCAGCAGGCCGCTTGTCTTGGAATGTCTGTTGAGGAATACAGAAAACGCCTTGCGGACAAACTACTCGGCAGCGTTGCCGCCGCGCCGCAAATACAAAATCAAAATGACATGGAGGATGACAATAACGATGAAACCCAGAACTAAAAAGCCTGCCGGTTTTCCAGACATCCCGAAATCAATACATGCTGTTGCCGATGACGGCAAGGTGGACTTCCTTATTGCTGCTGAGGGCAATGATGGTGAGCCAAGGCAACGGCGTGTAAACATGGTGGCCTACACCGGCGGGCCACTAAATGTTGGTTTTGGCGTGCCTGTGTATATAGACCTTCAAGGACTGGCGATTTCCGAAAAGCCAACTCCGCTGATGCTTGAGCATCGCAGGGACATTGACGCTATCTTCGGACAGACAGATTCCGTGAAAATAGAGAACGGGCAAGTAGTAGCCTCTGGCCCTGTCTTGGGCACAGGCGAAGAGGTCGCCCGTGTAGTTGCACTCGCAGATGCAGGGTTTGCATGGCAGGCAAGCATAGGCGTTGAAATACTGTCGCGTCAGTATATCCGGCGTGATGAAGCGGCAAAAGTAAATGGACGTTCCGTAAAGGGCGATGCTCTCATAGTGAGGCGTGGCAGTCTACGGGAAATCAGTGTAGTCAGCATTGGAGCTGACCAAAATGCAAGCACATTAGTTGCCTCCAGCAATGCGGGCGACACAGAGAAAGGACAAAGACGAATGAACGAAAAACTGAAGGCGTGGATTGAGGCAAAGGGCCTCGATGTTGAAGACCTTGATGACGGCGAACTGGCTACGCTCAAGGCGCAGTACAAAGCCGAACTCATGGCCGAACTGAAGGCGGTTGGCGGCGGTGAAAGCGTGAAGGCCGAAAGCAAAAGCGGCAAGATTGACGAAGCGCTGGCTGATGCGCGGCGTTGTAGCGCCATCGAAGACATGGCTTATGCAGCCATTCACGAAAACAAGCAAAATGTGAAGGTCGTGGAGCGTATTCGTGACATCATGGTCGAAGCACAGAACGACGGCACAAGCGCCCGTGACTTTGAAATCAAACTGTTGCGCGCATCCATTCCTGAGCGCGTGAGTATCCGAACTGGAGGCGCAGGCGGCGAAACCAGTCCTGCTATTTTGACCGCTGCCGCAATGATTTCCGGTGTTGACGAAGAGTCGGCTGTGAAAGAATGCGGCGAGCGAAACGTTGAAGCGGCACAGCGTCGTTTCGGTCGTGACATGGGCTTGCAGGAAATCATTTTGGCGGCGGCTGAACTGAACGGTTATCGTGGTCGCGGTCGCGTGACCGTTGGCAACTGGCGCGATGTATGGGATTATGCCTCTGGTGGGATGGTCAACGCTTCCGGCTACAGCACGGTGAACCTTCCTAACATCCTCGGCAATGTTGCGAACAAGGCAATGGCGAAGGTCGCTGCGGAACCCCGATGGGTAGCCCCGATGATCGCCGGCAAGGCGAATCACTCCAACTTCCATGCGCACACGGTTTGCAGTCTTGCTGCCAATGGTACGCTTGAAAGCGTTGGCGCAGGCGGCGAACTGCAAAGTCTTGCGCTTGCAGAAGAAACCTATTCCCGCCAGCTGACGACCCGTGGCGCTGTTCTTCGCCTGAGCCGCCAGGACATCATCAACGATGACCTTGGTGCGTTCACCCGCATGGCCTCCGATATGGCGCGTAAGGGCTACAATGCCCGCGAAAAGGCGCTGTTCACTGTCATCAATGCGAGCGGTGCAGGCGAATCTCATTTCACGGCAGCGCGCGGTAATTACGTTTCCGGTCAGGCTGTCGGAACGAAAGAAGACCTTGCACAGATGATCAAGGCGTTCCGTTCACTGACTGGCCCAGATGGTGAGCCGGTCAATGTAGAACCGTCAATCCTTCTTTGCGGCCCACTTTATGAATCTGCGTTTGGCATCCTGCTCGGTTCGTATCCGGCACTTGTAGCAACTGGTGTTGGCAATTCCGCGAAACTTGCGGCGGCAACCAACATTTACGCTGGCAAATTCGGCGGTGCGCCTATCGTGTCGCCGTGGCTGGAAAACACAACTGCTGGCGGCGGTGCATCAAATAAATATTCGTATTTGTTGGCAGACCCGAACGTGCTTCCCTGCTACGAAATCGCTTACCTCAACGGTGTGGAAAGCCCCATCGTTGAATACTTTGGTCTCGACCAGGATGTGAATAGCCTCGGTGTCGCATGGCGCATCTATTGGGACTTCGGTGTTGCGGCGGCTGAATGGCGTGCAGGCGTAAAGAGCGCTGGTGCGTAAGCGAAACAATTAACCTCTCTTGAAAGGAGATTTTGACATGGCGAATTTACTGAACTATGTTAGCGCTGGAGAGCGCATTTCTGGACCCGCTCCGACTGACCTTACGGGCGGGTATCTGCTAAATATAAACGGAATCGCAACAGTCACAAGCGTGCCTATTGCAGCCGATGCTGTTGGCAGTTCTGCTATCGAGGGCATATTCAGCGCTCCTTATGTTGGCAATGCCTGCAATGTTGGTGACAACCTTTGGTGGGACGAAAACGGGACACCTTACGGCGGATCGGCTGACGGCGCGGCTACCAATCTTGGCGCTGATGGCGATTTTTGGATTGGCATTGTAACCAAAGCGCCTTCCGCGAACGATGCTACAGTGCAATTTGCGCTTAACAGGCAGAATCCTGAACAGCCCGCATGGATTGGCCGCAAGTTCTTCAAATCTGCTGTTGACATTACGATGGTAGAAGCGACTCATTCCGGCGGCGTGATCGAAATTACAGCCGATGCAAAGACGGTCACGCTTCCAACCGGCGTTGTCGGTATGGAGTACATTATCGTGAACCGCGTGGTTAACGGTGGCGCACTGCTGACAGTTGACCTTGACGGCAACGAAATCATACGTGGCGCAAACCTCACCATTGCGGCTACAAAGACTGCAAACAACACGAAGAAGACCGCCGTGCAGGGCGACTACCTGCATCTTGTTTGCACCGTGGCTGCCACCGCATGGCGCGTGGTACAGAAGCGCGGAATCTGGGTAACCTCGTAATCTGAATCTAAACTGAAACGCGGCGCGGGGTATCCTGTCATGGGGTATCCCGCGCACTTAAAGAAACAAAATGACTATCGAAATCACCACAAAAGAACAAATGGCCTTAATAGGCAACGATCCTGCTTACCCGTTAAGCGGGCAATACCTGCTTATGAACGACATTGACCTTGCTGGTGATGATGACAACCAATGGACACCTATTGCTCCGGTGGTCATGGATGATGGTGTGCCTATCCTGGACTACAAA